CGGAAGGAAAACTAACGTGTAAGAAACCCACCAGGCAACAGCCTGGGTCTTTAATAGAATATTAAAGACTATCTTACAAGCGCACTCTCTGGGATAACCTTCTATTGGCTATCTCTAATTCCTACGGGTAATTAACCGTAGGCACCCAGCAAGATGAAAAGCGGTGTTTAAACCGCTGTACCGTCTGCTCAAGATGTTTCAGTGGTCTCCCCAAAAGGGGGACATGAAAAAACTTGAGTAGAGCGGCGTACCCATCTAACCGATCGCTCCTTTTCAGAGCTTTCAGTGCATAGGACCGAGTTTCGAGCCTGTGCAAGCTACGATTCCAACGATGCGGAGTCATAGCGTCGAGATGAGTATGCCACCCAAGAGCTTCGGATCGCTTAGAGACTAGAGGAAGGCTTTTTCCTAAGAAGCCTTCAACGAAATCCTTAAGCACCGTAGAAGCCTCGTAGTAGCCGGATAACCACATATGGTTAGACGTCTCTACGATACTTTTAACAGCTCCGGGCGTCATCATTGCATGGTCTGGACGATACTTGAGGTAAATAGGGGTAATATCTACGCCCTTAAACGCATCAAGTCCGCAGCTTTCTCTGAAGTTTCCTTCAAGAAAGCTCTTGTCAGTGTTGATTTTTAGGCCAACACTTTCAATCCATTCCACAACCTTGCGAGCATATCGAGTAGATACGATGATATCATCACCATATACTCGAACATGCCTAGAGGCTCGCCTTATACTCCAGTATGTCGGCTTTAGGCCTTCATAATCTGAGATGGCTGCGTAGCAAAGAATTGCGAAGCAGACACTCTGAACTGGGAATGTAAGTGCGTTGCCCATACCAGCAAACTTGTATAAGGGTCCCACTACGTTAGCATGCTCGATCTGATCAGATCGAGAGTCCAACATGTGGTCATAGAACTGACCATGGTGCCCGAATACCTGATCTACCAATCGAAGTGATAGGAGATCAGAGGCTGACTTTAAGTCAAGTGTAGCCCAGTTAGCATGGATGGAACCTTCCAAAGCCAATTTTTGGTTAAGACTTTGGTCGGTGAGAGCTAAGCTATTACGGAGGATGCCACAACGTGATATGGAATCACGCAGAGCCTCGTTTAGCCCTTGTTGAGCAAATTGCTTTACAAGGGGTTCTATCGTAATAGTCCTTCGCGATGTCGAGTTCTTCGGCACCGTGATGAGCTTAGCAATGCCTCTAGAAGCACTACCAAAGAGGGTACTCTGGGCTGACGAGTTGCTAATTATGGGTCTATCTTCGTGAGAAGACAGAATAACCCCAAAATCGGCATACCCGAAAGCATCAGTGTCAAAGCTATCGTTTCCAATAGCCGCGACAAGTTCTGACCACTTCTGGTTCGAACTTAATCCCTCCCTGACAGCCCCTGGCCCATGTTTAAACTTGGCGTTTGAGAGATCTTTAAATTGAAGATCCTTTAGTACCAAGTTCGAAACAAGTCCGATCAGATGTGACTGCCGCGATGATAAAGACACATCACGAGCAATTGCGTCTGTTCGGAAGAATTCAGAAGTTGCCTTTTCTTCTAACAGAACGTTAGATTCATCGGGCATCTGAATTTTCTTACAGAGTAAAAGAATCATTCTAAGATTCTTTATAACCCCAGAATTAGGGTTCTCTTTAAGATGGCCAGAGAACGGTTCAAACACTTCGCAGAGCATACCTGAGAAAAGTCTCGGGATTGCTCCCCTAGGAATTGTTTTAAAACTCCTCGGGCAGGCGAACTTACCATCCGCAAGTCCCCTATCAAGGGCTTTGCATAAGGTAGGTAGGGCTACAGATAGGAAGCTGTAACCCTCATGTTTAAACCTTGACTTGAGTGTAACTAAGTCACGCTCAAGGCCTTTCACACAAGGTTCTAGCCTGGCAAAATCATTCACCAGGCTTTCGATAAGGAGCACAATCGGACTTTTCATAACTACCTCCAGTGTTAGGGGGTTGGTTATTCCGAGTCTCGCTTGCACGATCTCCACCGCCAATAATTAGCGGTGGCAGCTGCGCTCCGCTAGGAGCGGTCTCACGAGAGCACCCTACGAGGACTGTTATAAATGACAGACCAAGAAGTAGAGCGAAACGAGAGATCCAAGCCACAAACAAGTCCATGTAATAAGAGGACCCAGTATTATTAGCCATAGTAGGCTCCTAAGGCTGGGTAACTTACGACTGGAACTGAATGAGCTTCGCAGTGGTAACTTCTGAGTCATCACGGATATCCGTCAGGGCTTTAGCGAGCGCCACAATAGCGGCATCGGTAAAGCCAAACGAGGGTCGAGTGATAGTCAGTGAACAAGAAGCAGTTTGCTTCTTGGTCAAACCGGTGTAAGGATCGACAGCGTTCACTGTCTGTACAAGTTGTACATAGTGTTTGCTGACGGCCTTACCCTTCTGATGGTTGATAATGAGGGAATAACCATTCCCACCAGTGTCAACACGTTCAGAACCGTAGCCATCCGACTTGATAACCGCAAGAACAAGTGCGGGAGTCGGGGCAGCTGCGGCGATAGTTACTGGATCGGGTAGCATTTAGACGTCTCCTGTGGAAATATTGATGATGGTAACGATAGGATTATCGCCACCTAAATCGACCAGATTGGGCAAGAATAGCGCCCAAAATGGACTGCTGATACAGTGTCAACGTTGACACATTAGCAGTAGTTTTCACATCCATGATCGTAGCAAGGTCCTTCCGCAATTGGAAGGTGTAGTCGAACTTTGAGGTATTCCGAAACTGTACAGGAATGTAAGCTCCGGAACCCGCGTAGTTAAACGACGAACCTTGAAAGCGATCGATCTTTGACTCCCTCTCAGTGGTAAGGCTACCTTTGGTAACAGAGGTAATCATACCCCAGTTGATGACAGTATCGTCAGTGGAAATTGTGTCGATAATTTCGAGATAGTTTCCAAGGCCGGTAAACCAGTCAACTAGCCAAGTCCAAGGGACAAGATTATATATGTCAATTGGGCGAGGATTGAGACCTAAATTATGCCGCCAAAGTCGGCTGCTAAATTCAGGGACATTAACGTCAGGAAAACGAAAGGTATAGTTGAGCGCCATTCGGAGCTCAATATCCCTGGATATCCGTGAGGATACCCTTTTATCGTATTCGTAGAACGTTAAGTTAGGATAGTCAAATCCAGAGACGTCCGGGTCACCGTGGATCAATGATCTTCGGGTGTGCACCGTTGTTGGCTTTCCGCTTCGGGCAAGAAGAAAATTTATCTTCTTACTAATCTTAGCAGGAGAGTTCAACAAGTCTAAAGCGTCACGTACGAGTAGCTTCCAGCCAAAGTGGTATGATAAGTACTGCTTCGGTATGTCACCCGTTAAGGGCCCTAGGGACCTTAACTTCTTAGATAGAGAAGGTGACATTTTCAAGGAACGCTCTAACTTTGTAAGATTCTGTGCCAACTCCCTTAATGAGGAAATTGAGCGCGGAAGATCACGAAGTTCTACAAGATTCCTAAACGATGTTATCGTTCGGGAGCTAGGATGACAATCCTTGAACATGGAGAGAGCATGCTTTTGCATAAAAGCAATAGACACATTCTCTTCACGTATCTTGATAGCGTCAAAGTTAGCTTTAGACAACACAGCGCCATGAGGCTCTGCTACCCAAACATCTTCCGAGTAAGACTCTGACCTAGAAGGGTAAGAGCTACCGGGGATGTCGAGGTAGATAGAATTCTTATAAGAGTATTGAACTCGTAAAGGCGGAGAGTTGATATTCCAATCAAAACGTCGGAACTCACCTCTATCGCTATTTATAAGTCTAGTCCTCTTAGTAGAATCGTCTAGACTCGCTGGTAATACTTCTTGGCTACTTAGCCCATAAGTATAATCAGTATGAGTCGGTGGGGTTGGTTCAAAGGGTCCAAAATTCCCAGGGATGTTCTGCCAATTTGGTATGGTAGAACCGCCCGAAGAATTATGGATATTATGGCCACGTCTTTCGTCTAAGACGGAAGCAGTGGCTCTAACCTTTTTCCTATTCCACGGAGTTATTACAGAGTCTGCTACCTTTAGGCTTGAGAAAGGATCGATTGCAAAAGCAAAAGACCTAATCAAGTTTGGCGGCATCAGTCTATAAGCGAATAACTCCAGACCCTCAGCATCTGCTTTGAGTTTACTGATACG